TCCAAATATCTTCTTGTTCAATAGCATTCTTCAAGAATCCAATGATAGCTGGTTTAGAGGCTGATGTTGTTCTCCAACCAATTCTGCTACCCTCTTCCTTAGATACATTCGCCATCTTAGTCTGATAGTACATATTCAAGTAACCCATCTGTGTTAACCTGTTTAATGTAGCAATACCCATACTGTTAGACTCTACTGCTAACAAAGCATTATTGTAGTACCTACCTAAGTAAAATAGTAGATCCCCAAACATACTAGGATCAATCGTATTATTACGATAAACAGCACAAACCTCTCTTCGGGCATTGATAACCACGGCTGTAGAATAGTCCTTGCCAACACCCAAACTAACGTCAGCACCAATAGCAAAAGCATCTTCAAAAGTAGGATACTTAAATATTTCAATCGATCCATCCCTTAAATCCTCCATCATGGAAGACTCAAAGTTAAACTCCCTCTTTGCTAATATTGGCTGAGGAACTAACTTACTCAACTTCTCAATATTAAATACGTTAGATCCTGAAACAATAAATGCTTCCTCAGGTGTCGCAGGATACTCCTGACGGAACTTATCCTCACCACCCTCAGCAATCTTTAGCCTTCTCCAGTATAACTGATCATCATCTAAGTTATACCTTGTGACTAATACTTCTTCATCTGTTGTTCTCTCAAACCCCTCAGGTGCTTTCCTACGGTATTCTGACATAAGGTACCATGGAACAAAGATAGCGATATAGTCATTTTCACCCTTTACAGCTCCCTGCCATAACCTGTGAAATGAATTACCTACTCCGTTAGCAGTACTCTCAAGAATAACCTCAGTACCTTCCGCTTGGGAAATACCTTGGAATAGTCCGGCAAGAATCTTTTCATCATGATTCCAGAAGGCTACCTCAGACAAGTGAGCAATCGTAGGAGTCGTTCCCCTACCCGCTTCAGGAGCACCAGCTGTATACAACCTGTATCCTGAATCATTATGCTCAAACATAATTTCTTTTGCATTGGACTTCTTCAATACTGGTCTGAAGGTATCAGACATATTGTAGATAGTATTCCTGGACATACCAAATAGTGCATCACTGGTGGCAGCATCATGAGCCATAACCACCGACTTGTTGTAAGCATTAAAGTAACTCTTCCAGAATACTCGTCCTGTTGTGTACGTACTTAAACCCATTTGTCGAGCTTTTAAAATAATAGCTCGCACTCTCCCCGTCTCTTTGAGTTGTTTTTCAAGAGCTTCATTCACAATCTTTTGAGCCTCATTAAACTCAAAAAATTGAAATCCCTTGGAGGAGTCCTTGGGTAAGATTTTAATTTGTTCTTTTGCGAATAACTCAAAGTTATCCTTGTAAGCGGCTAACTTTTCCCGCTTCTTTAATTCCCTCAGAGCCTCTAGCTTATCAGAATTTAATTGTTTTGTCATATATCCACTTTGTATAAAAAATGTTTCTCTATTATGTACCGACTAATCTATTCCTAAAAGTAATACTTCGCATACTTTTTTCGTATACCCCCTCGTTTGTATGGGGATGTCTTTGGAGAATTGTCTTTGGAGAATGTCGTGAGTAGAAGTCTTTGTGTGTGTTTAAAAGAATCAAGTGTTGGTTTGGCGTACCCTTGCTGGGTTTCCTTGCCCCCCTTGTTTTTCCTTGCCGTCTCGGTGCGTGGCGCTGCCCGTCTCGGCTTCCCTTGTCCTGCGCTCTTTGGAGGTGTTCCGTGGTTTCTTCTCTTTCTTCTTGGGTCTCTGCCCTTCCCGTCCTTGGCTCTGTGGCTCCTGCTGCTCGCCCTTCTCTCGTTGCTTCTGTTCCTCGTGGTTCTGCTTCGGCTCCTGTGTCTGTGGTTGCTGTTGCCTTGTCTGGCTCTGACGCTGTGTCTGTGGTCTGCTCTGACGGTCGTGTGCGTGTCTGCCGTGTCCCGTACGCTGTTCGTGCCTTGGGTCGTCCTGTCTCTCGTGACGCTGTGTTTGCTCGTTTGTCTGCTCGTGTTGGTGGCGCTCCTGTTCGCTTTGTTGCTGCGTTCGGTTACTCTGCTGACTCTTGGTTTGTTGCTGTTGAGGCTTGAGGGCTTTCTCGGTTGGCTCCTTTGTTGGGGTCTTCCGAGAGCGTCTTGCTCTGTTTGTCATAACTCAGGGAGATTAATATGACTAAGTTAATGCACGTTGTTTACATCGTTTTGTGGTCGCAGTTGATGGTGTTCTGTGTCGATAAGATACAATATGAGGTCATGTATGGTTGGTTACATGTCATTGGTCTCATTGCTTCTGGTGTCTGTGCTGGTATCCAGATTGCTATCCTTACTATCGAAATCAACGAAGGGGAATAAACATGGCTAAACGTTATAGCATGGTAAGCCGCATCATTAACCGTGATGCAAAAGAAACAACTACTACTGGCTTTGCCGTTGGGCATCCATGTGGTTTTATAGCTAACTCTGGCTATTTGAAGTCTAGACCAAAGGCTTCTCGGGCTGTTGCTCGTTACTTGTGGGGTGATGCTACATTTGCTGGTGACTTTGAATGTATGCTGTGGAATATGCAAAGAGAAGGTCTTTCTATTCCTCGTTATGTTGAAAGGCATCTTAAACACTGGAGATCTCGTGGTTGTCCTACATGGAAGAACAATCCTGACATCTCTAGTATGTTGTGTTTGTTGTGGGATAATCCTAATCTTGGTACACCAGCAGAGTATCGGGACTTAGAGCGTAGAGCTTGGAATCTTTCTTAAGGAGAATGTTATGTACCTAGTATACTGTAACAAGACAAACAAGTTAATCGACAAAGTAGTGTCAGCCATTGACCTACTCAAGTACAAACCAGAGGATGTAACGGTTCACATCGTCCATATCTAAAGGAAAGCTCTTCTCGGGCTTATAACGGAGAGACCACTTGGGGTAAGTACCAAGCTTCTTTAACAGTCATTACCAAAGGATATAATATGACTACAGCAACTATGAACTATGCCACCAAAGGCGACACAACTACTGCAATGTTTACCATGGAAACATCCATGTTGATGGTTGTTTACACAGATCCTGCTAACAGGTATGTGTATGCGGTAGATGATAAGGAAGTTGTCCGAAAGCTCTCTATTAACCGTGATATCGAACATGCTCGTAGACAATATAAGCACGCACGTAGCTTAGTTGGTAAACAAGTAAGGTTTGGTGTCACAGCTGGTTGGAGTTCTGACACTTGGTTCAATGAAATTGTAGAAGCTTAAGGAGAAACCTAATGAAAACACGTTATTTACTCTTAAATCCACTCAAGGCAGACGACTTTGGGTGTACACTTGAAGAAATGATTGAGGCAGTCCACGAGTTTGGCTGTAAAGTCATTACATCGCTAAACACCAAAGGACAAACCATGGTGTATGCTGTAGCAGACAACAAAACAACCATAGAAAACATGGTAAACACAGTAGAGCTAGATGGTTCTATCATAGAATACACAGCAATCTACGACCAATTCATTGAAGGATAACCATTATGGCATTCTTAAGACAATCTTTTGGGAAATACATGCTGGATCTCTCAGCAGAAGAGCTAGATGCAGTCACAATGGCTATGGCTAACATAGGTGTCTTCACAGAAGTGGAGAAAAACATCTACCATCAGCTAACAAAGTACAGGGATTACCTGAAACATGAGGAGAAATGGCACAGAGCTATCGATGAAGAAAGGGAAAACAGCTAAAAACACTACCAAAAGACATCCTCTCAGGACATTTCGCTGTGAAATAGGCGAGACCTGAGGGAATTCTCTGAGGATTTTCGTGGGTGAAAAACCTGAACGTTCTTTTTGAACGTTTCCTATGACTTTTCGTAATTTTTGAACAAAGGTATATATGAAAACCATCACCAGACGTATCAAACCAGCAATCTTCCAACCCTTCGAGTTAACACTCTCCATCAACACCCAAGAAGAGTTCAATGATATGCTATCCTTGTTCTCATACTACACAAACCTAGCAGACGTAACCAACACAAGTAGTCCAGCAGTACATGACCGAATGACACTGCTGTGTATGAACATCTATGACGCATTAGTAAATGAGGATCAATACTAATATGAAAATCTCTAAACAAACCCAAATCGAGTACACCATCACAATGTCTGAAGATGATGCATTAATAATTTTGAACGGCTTAGGCAGTCTTAACTATAATGAATTATCCCAGCTAGCCAATAACAGCTATTTTGGATCTGTGATGAACGACCTATATGACACTCTTGTTAGTAAGATCAAAAGAGGATCTATCCTGAAAGATGAATAATGCACACAGCAGCACAAATCTATACAGACTTAATCAAGCGTATCAAAGCTAAGGTAAGGTCTGAAATATCCGTAGTCTTTGACGATACCACTGGTATCCAAAAAGCATTCCTTAAAGGTAAACTATTGTGGGTAAAGAAAGTGAGAATTGATAAATGAAAACACCTAACTGGGTCGCTGTTGACGAACATTTCTGTACAGAGTTCGGAGAAACAGTAAATGACTGTATTGACAGATACAAAGAGTCTATGGACTATGATGTTGATGTCTCTAAACTAACATTCTATCCATTAACAGATCCATACATTGTGGAGGTATTTTATGCACTGAAAAAGAAAAATCCAACAGAATCATAAGCTTACTCAGCTGGTACCTAATAGGATACTCTCCGTTGAGTAGTATTATATAATATATTTATTAAAAGTATATTATAAAAGAGTAATAAAAAAGAGAACATCAATAGGTATATTACCTAAAGACATTCTCTTATAGACTTACTTGTAAGACTACTCTAATGACTATCTATCAAAGACCTTCTTCTGAGATAATTCTCTGAAGTTCTTCATCTGTGAGGTCTGCTGTACGGGTTGTAGTAGTCTGATCAATCCTTTGTAGTTTAGGTTGTTCATACTCTGCAATCATATTAGCATATCGAGCAGCATCTTCAAAGTTATCCTGTTGAAGTGCTTGATGCATAGCCATACGAAGAACATCCAATGAAGATAATTGAGGGAGATCCTTCATTACTTCTTGAAAGTTCTTAGCGTTGAGTTTAAACTCTTCACGAATCTGTTTATTCAACATTCTTGACTGAATAGATTTCTTTTGATTCTCTCTAGCTGTTTCTGAAGTAATTAACTTTAGGTTAGCCAGTGAGTTAATGTTACGGGCTTTACCACCTGATGACATTCTGTTCTCCTTGTTGGTTGTATATCTATTAGGAACCGACTAAGCGAGAATTTTACACGAAATAAACCAAATCCATAGGAAATATATCATGACACAAGCAAACAATTCTTCTAACGTTATCATCAAAGACGTAACTTTATTCTGGGCTAAACTCGATAAACCTGTATCACCCTTCGGTGTTGATCAGTATGAGTTGCAAATTCAAGGTGACAAGAAA